ATTTATTAACACTTAAATATAGATTATCATGGAAAGTATTACATTGTTTGTTTCGATTGTGATTATCGTGTTTGGAATATTGCAGATCATTTTGTTTTTTAAGATTTGGGGGATGACTAATAATGTATCTAAAATTGAAACTGCATTATCAAATACGGAAAATAGAGAAGATAAGTTTGATTGGAAACGTGATTTTTGTGTACTGATTGCGTCTGGCAAGAAAGAAGAAGCAAAGGTGTTGTTATTAAGAAATATAATAAATAGTTTATCCTTTAGAAATGTTATAATCAGTAATAATGAAAGTTTTAGAAATAAAGAATTGGATAATCTTAATAAAAAATATTCTGTCTATTTGAAATCAATAGGATTAAATATTTCGGATGTAGATTTTGATAATCCAATATATAAGGAAGTGATTAAATAAATACATTATTTGTAGATAGGATGTAAAAGCCCGGTCAGCCGGGCTTTTTTACACCCTAACAGGTAATCCCAAGTTACTGAACTGCAAATAAAACCCGTAAATTTGTGGGTAATAAAATAATTACCTATATTTGTGTCGTAATAATAAAAACAAGATATGCCTACGATATTCATCTTATTTGGTTTTCGCTTCTCTTTTTACGCAAACGACCATGAACCTATTCATGTTCATGTAACAAAAGGGAATATAAGTGCAAAATTTACATTGTTCCCTGTTGCTTTGGTAACAAATAACGGGTTGAAGTCGTCAGAAATAAAACTTGTTGAATCAGTAATAGAAGAAAACCAAGAGATTATAGCAGAACATTGGAATAAGTTTTTTAATAAAGCTAAATAAATTGAGTCATGGGAAATATTGTTGTAGAAAAAGTTTGGTTGACCGATACAGAAGTGTGGATTCGCACCGCCGATGGCAAAGAGGCTTGCGAAAAGTTTTCAGACTTTCCAAGATTGAGATTTGCGACACCAGAACAGCGTTCGGATTTCACGTTGAGTAATGATGGTATCCACTGGGAGGGTATAGATGAAGATTTGAGTTTTGAGGGGTTTTTCATGGAACGTCCTTCCAATCCGTTATACGACGTGTTTATTGCGCATCCGGAACTTAACGCATCTGCGATTGCTCGCAGGATGAAAATGTCACAGAGCTTGTTTGCTCAATATGTAAGCGGGACGAAAAAGCCATCTAAAGAGCGTTACAACGAAATATTGCAGACAATTAGAAACGTAGGTCGTGAATTGGTTGCGGTTTGAGTAAAAAAGTGCTAATTGATTAAGTAAAAAAGAAGAACGACAATCAATCCGAAGATTGGCAGTTCTCTTCCTCTGGCACTACCACCACTCCGGCAAGTCCTACACCTGCGAATACAGGATGTAGGGGAGAAGGTGATTTGATAGGAAAAACTTAAAACTTTATAAATGGATTCATTAAAAGAGAAGAAAACGTATATATTTAATAGTCCAGATCGCGAGTATTGGATAAGGAGATCTATAGAGATTAGGAATGAAGTCGTGAAATCCAAGTATGATCTGAAAGAGGTTATTACCATTGTTATAGAAAGTGGTATATGCCATTTAGAACCATTTCATATTGTTCTTCTGTCTTGCATTATTGACGATTTAAAGTCCAAGAAATATATGGTTAGACTTACTGTTAATAATAAGGATCTTGAAAAATTAATATATGAAGATATATCTATCAAGGAATATTGGACATCCGAGAAGTGTGATCATGTTGAATCTCATAGCAGGGAAATATTAAATCTATGGAGAGTTACTGACTCTGGGAAAGAAGGGTATAGTATAAGTGTGGAAAAATACTTTAAAGATCTTTTCCCTGAAAAAGACATGTCTATGGTTAGAACTTTGCTTAATGAGCTTTATTTTAATATATTTGATCACGCTCATGCAGAAGGGAATGCATTTTCGTATGTCAGATATAAAGCCGATGAAGGGAAAATACATATAGCGATATGCGATTATGGAATTGGCATATCTGCTTCTCTTGGTGGAAAATTTGAGGGCTGTAAAGATTCTTATGTATTGAAAAAATCTTTAGAATCAGGCGTAACTTCTGGATCAAAGGCATATAATAAAGGATTTGGGCTTGATACGGTTGTAACATTTTTAAAAGGTGAAAATATGTTCAGAATGGTGAGTAATAAAGGACTTATCAAGTTAACCGGTAAAAATGGTTCTTGCGAAATGTTTGATATTGATTTTGATTTTAATGGAACTTTGATTTACTTTGATATCTCAATAGATTCCTTTGAACAAGATTTTGAGTTTGGAAGTTTTACTTTATAAATATTATGCGTATGAGACTGATTAATATTGCGAGTTTGTTAGAAGGGAAAAGTTATCCTGATGCTGGCGCGGCCTTGTACCCGCATATAGAAAGTGCAATCAATTCAAACCAGATGCTTGTTATTGATATGACGGGAGTTGATTCTATTCCAACGTTATTCATGAATACTTCTTTCGGTGAGGCTCTTGGTAATTTTGGAATGGATAAATTTAGAAAATACATATCCTTTTGCCACATAAAGAAAGCTCAGGCGGATAGGATAAAGGAGTATCTTTGTAAATATGAATTGGCCTATCTTACAAAACATACATAAAAATAAAGCCGGAAT